TCAAATCCACCCATAAGAGCCTGAACTCCACGGCCAGTTACGATTGAAGCATCAATGTTTCCGGTACGAGATTCAGGATAACGAGAACCTAAACGCAGTTCTCCTTCAAGCACTTGTTGTTGTGCAAAAGCGCCAGCCGGTATTTCCAAAGGTACTCTACGAATTTCATTTGGTTTACTAGAACGGATGATTGCATCTGGTCCAAGGGCTAAATCCTTTGCATCTTCTGGCATTGCAATTGGTGCTTGCACTGCTTTAGTTGCTGCTTCCAAGGAAAGGAGCGCGTAACGAGCCTTTGCTACCTGTACAGCAAGTACATCATCAAATTGACCGCGTGCTTCACCATCAAGAGATGGGCGTTGAACAATCCGAATCATTACTTCACCAATTGGATTCGGTGCACGGTCAAGAACTAGGTCGTTACGGCTAGGCAAGAAGAGAACATCTTGGTCTTTGTCGTGATAGCGGATAAGTTCCATCATAGAAGATGGGCTGTTCTTATCGTAAATAAGGTGGGCCAACTCTGGGTATTGGTTCATAAGTTCTGATGTTGGCTTCATAATGCGTTGGAAGAACATCTGAACGCGACCAAATCGGTCCAATACTGGGTAGCAACCGAGGGAATCCATGAACCGGATGCGGGTCATGTTGTCCTGTGGGTCAATCTCTATCTGCGCTGGAACAAAACCGTATGTTACATAGCGGTCTGCAGCGTTAAACATCTGGCCTTGTAGGTCAGAGTAGTCAATAATTCCGTTGACAATCTCTTCACGCTTATCTGCCTTCTTGCGGGCAGACTCTGAAACCATAGAAGGAGAGTTGCAGTTGAAGGCTGGAAGAGGAGCAATAACCTCAGCGAGGTCGCGTGCTGCAATATCCACCATGTTTGCAACAATAGGGTTCTCAAATGGGCCGTCTGGAAACAGGTCTGGGTACACATCACGCATCCTGCCCTTACGGACAAGGAGAACCTGCTGCATACGAGCATCCCGCTCGTCAAACCGTTGACGATGGCGGTCATATTGAGATTTAATCTCTTCTATAGAAAGAGCCACTGTTTGTTTCTCCTAGTTATATTCATACAACAAATCCTCTATGGAGATGTTAATTTGCTGTGATTTGTCGTACTGTGTGTGGAACAAACTGTTTCTCATGTGTGAACGAGCATAGTTTGTTGCACTGGATACCCTGTCGCGGCAAGCAAGTTCTGCAAACCAGAACGCCATAACAGTGTCAGTCTTTTGCGATTTAGGGGCATCTGGATACCAAGTAACCAGTTGCTCAATAAGCGCTTTTAATCCTTCTGAGGCATGGGATGAGGGGAACTCAATGAGCGCCTTATCATCTTCCCATCCGTAAAATAGTGTCGTTAGGGATGCAACACCAAAGTCTGTATCCCATTTGTTTTGGCCTGTGTGGTGTTCTTTTAGGCTTGCACCCCTAGACGACAGGTATTCCCGCACCTCGCGGTCTTGGGTGAGCATGGTTTGAAAAGCATTTTTTTCTACACGCCACTCAGAGATTCCGTACTTGTCTGTCCAGTCCTTAATGAGGTTGCGTAGGTCATCGGGTTTCATGCCCGCTACATTGGATACATCCAAGAGGTAGCGTTTTTGAGATGATACTTCTAGGGCCAAACAGACGGCAGCGGTATAGCCTGAGCCAGCGGGGTCAAGCCCTGCTACGACAATCAAGCCATCCATGCCATAAGGTCGCACACCGGCTTTACCCTTGGGTATAAGTCCGATATTCCGTGCGCCGTTAATAACGCCTTTCACCGCATCAGTCGGGAAGGCTGAATCTTCATGTACCTGTTGTTGTTGATAGACCATGGCCCACAGGTTAGGCGACATACGACTTCGTTTTTTGTGGAGGGCAGGACCGTTCCACTTGTCAAAGAGTCCGTTGGCATCAGGTATTCCGTTTCCAGATACCGGAGCCATATTGGTCTTAGGCCAGAGGGTTACCCATTTCTCAGGTTCCTCGTCAAATTCTAATACCGCAGGTTGTGCAAAGTATGTCCATGGGGAGGTTTCGTCTGGATAACGCATTGGGTCGCGCAATTCAGAGTACAAGTCCTTTGGTCGCAAGCGGGTTCCGACTACAAGGAGTCTGCCCCCGTCATTGTCAATACGCGACATGACCTCAGACTGAATCCAATCAATCTGCTTCTCAAACTCATGGGCGTTGGTGTGGTCCACGCAGTCATCCATGATGATGAGGTCAGCACGGGCTCCATAGATATGACCACGGATACCCACGGCCTGCACCGTTGGGTCTTTCTCGCCAGAATCTCTGGATTCTGAGGAGAGATAAATTAAGTCCTGCTTCCATGAGTCAGAGTTTTTCTCAAACCCGCCGGGTGGACCAAATGCTAATTGCAGTTCTTGGTAACGAGGATGGGTCAGGCGGTTCTTTATGGAGAGCAGGAACTTTTGCGCCATAGCCTGTGTCTTAGATACGACCATGATTCGTATATTAGGGTTCTGGCAAATCCGGTACACCGCATAGTTCACAGTAATTGTTGTGGACTTAGCGTGCTCTGGGGGCGTGTTAATAATAATTAAATCCCCGGAGCCTTTTTCATGGGTAATAGAAGGATGAACCTCTGTAGGTTCGCGCCCTTCTAGTAAATCAATCCAGTGCCTCTGGTGTAAAAAGACTTGGGTTCCCAGATACTTTTCGGAGAACTCTGGAAATGGGGGTACCTCTGTGGTAGAACCCATCTCGCCCCGGGCCACCATAGAACGGAGCCGGTCAATTGCCGTGGCAAAGGCGGGGTCAGTCTTTCGGTAGTACTCGTAGGTTTTGACACTACGCCCCACCGAGTCGCAAGCCTTCTGCACTGAGTAGCCTTGCTTCAAAAAATCTAAAAGTTGCTGCTTAATGGCATCGCTTTTAGCGGAGGCAGCAGTAATTCTTTTTCTTTCCATAGGTTATCTCCAAGACCGCTTGTGGTGAGTCTTGGGGTAACTCACACAACCACTAACCGAAGGCCGTAGCCCTAGCGGAGGCCGAAGGTTAGGGCAAAATTAGGGCGACCCTTTGGGGGTCGCTAGTACAGTGTATTAGGGAGGCTCCATTGTTTACGCCTCCCACTAAGTATTAGGTGTCCAGAAGGGTGCTGTAGGACATCTTTTCTCAATGTTATTTGTATCACATCTATTTATGCAGGTCAGCAGGGCTATCAAAGTTATGTAGGTAGATACATACGCACGCACGCACAGGCATATTTAAAAACCCCGGGTCAAACATAAACACATTTTGGCATTTACGCAACACATTTATTTTGCACTGGCACGCGATGCGCTCGCTTGGCGTTTAAACTGGCAGCGCTAGCGTGCGGGGTGGCGCTTACTCTCAAATACACGCGCTCGCGCCCCCCCATATATGCAGGCCTTTATTGCGAGGTGTTAAAAAACCCAATAAAAAACCTGCGAATTTAATCATGCAGAAATCGCATAGTTAAAAAACCCTTATATTTCCCTCTTTTTTAACACTTAGGCAATAGTGCGATATTGCAGGCGCTTAGGCTCCCGGCGGATAGTTGAACTTTCAACTACCTTTAATCCCTTGAAAGTGGCTATTTCCGCTGGTCAGGGGCCTACTTGAATTTACCCATGGCCCATGATTCAATTCTCCTAGGGTTTAAACAGTTAAACCCCAAGACTGGAAAGGTGGCACAACATGAACCGCGAGCAATGGCTCCAAGCCCTAGCGATTAAGGCTCGCCCTTACATCGCGCAACGCGTAGAACTAGGAGGGGATGAGGAGAGCGCCGTACGCCTCTCCTGCGGATTCCCTCCTGCATCAGGCCGTAAGAAGGCCAAGGCTGCATTGATTCCCCCATCTGCATCAGATGATTTCACCGCGGAGATTTTCGTATCTCCAGAGGTATCGGATGCCTCCGAGGTGGCCCGCTTGGTGCTGCCTCTCCTAGTGGCAGTGCAGGCCCAAGACTGGAAAGGCACCAAGGCCTCCCGCATCGCTAACGGCCTCGGCATCACCATGACCCAAGACGGCCAGGAGCGCCTAGGCGCTGCCTGGGAGGAGGTAGTGGATTTTCTCGGCTCCTACCCTCACGCCTCCCTCAGCATCCCCGCCAAGGCCAAGCAGACCACCCGCCTCATCAAGGTGGCCTGCCCTACTGATGGCTACATCGCCCGGGTTAGCCGTAGCACCTTGGACAATCTCGGCTCCCCAATCTGCCCCGCCTGCAATCAATCACTACGAGAGGATGTTTAAACATGGCCACCACATTTGGAATTGAACTTGAGGTTTCTAGCCTCTCCATCCCAAGCGCTCGCCGAGCCGTAATTCAGGCAGGCCTTAATTGGGAGAGCAAGGCCGATGGCACCTCCGGCGTTAGCGCCGAGATAGTTTCGCCCGTACTGGATGAAACCCGTTTAAACGAGGCCCGCACTATCGCCCGCGCACTATCCGGTGCCGGTGCAACAGTGAACAAGCAGACCGGGTACCACGTCCACCTTGGCGCTGATACCTATGGCATCAACGGCATCGCGCAACTGGTTATCAACTGGTACTCGCACATTGAGGCGATTAGCAAACTAGTTGCCCCATCGCGTTTAAACAATCGGTTCTGCTCCTCCAATTTCACCCGCTCGGATGTTGAGGCTTGGGCCGACTACATCCGCACCCGGGGAGAGATTCGTAACCTCAACGGCACCCGCTACAACTCTCTCAATCTGGATTCCTACGCCCGCCACCGCACCATTGAGGTACGCCTGCACCATGGCACCCTCAACGGCGCGAAAATCACCGCTTGGGCAGAGTTC